AGGCAACTAAGATTTCTACCCACGCATAAGTCCAAAAGGTTCCCGCACACTCAACACTGGTAAGCCCTGCTTCTAAACAAGTAATCCCTGTGATCCGAGCCTTGAAGACTGTGTGAGAAGGCCCGAATCCACAGTCGCAACCCCCACTGCCATCAAGGCCACCTCCACTTGAAGCACCACAGCCATCGGCCAAGCACTCGTCGATACCCAAGAACAAGCCGTTGGGGTCTTGAAGACAACGACCGGAGATGCAGGAGTACCGCAGTTTCTCCTCTGGGCCCACCGGTGGAACAGAGCCTGGGTTCGCGGTTGGAGAGATGGCGGTCGTTGCAGGATTGCCGACGACGTTGAAGAACGCGAACGACGTGTCCCCGAAGCCATTGCCGCCAGGCATGAAGAACTGCGCTGGCAACGACGGACCCGTTTGATTCGGGGCAGAGCCAGGCGCAGAGTAACTGGTGGGGTCTACGAACTTAAGGCCAGGAGCCAACGTGACAATCTGAAACCCGCTCGTCAAGCGTTGCGTGAACGCTTGCGAGAACACAGGGAGAATCTGCTCGAACTCCCGGTTGGCGGTGTTGAGAAGTTCGTCGTTGTTCATCAGAACACGAAGAGGTTCATGTTGTCCACGGTACCCCCACTGAATCGCTTTCCAGTGCGGGAGTTCATGTTGCCCAAGGTGTCATGCGCGGTTTTGATGGCTTGGCGGTACGCGAACGCCAACGATTGCTGTTGGCCCTGCGAGATCTTTCGACCAACGCCAGCCCGCATCGCCGCGCTCAACGAGACCGCATCAACCATCGGCTCCATCACGAACGGAACCACCTCGTAGCTGTAAGAGCCTGCCGCGTTCGTGGCAGGAGTCCGCAGCGTGGCCACTCGGGTGGTCGCGTTGTAGGCCGAGATCGTGCACTCGTCCGTGACATTGGCGCCAAAGATCCGCAAGTAGCAGCCCACGTAGGCGTTCTCACGTTTATCGAGGGAGCCTAAGAAGCCACTAGATGGCAACGTGAATGTCCCGTTCGCATTCAAAGTTCCTGTCGTTCCGGAGACGTAGTGAGCGGCGACGTCACCTGACGGAACGTACAGGATGGTGTACGTCTTGGCCTCGGTCGGATAGGGCTTGAACGAGATCAGGTTGCCCTCGATCGACCAGCCTGGGCCGTACACGTTGAACTCGCTACGTGGGTGGAAGTCCTCGATGAACACGCCCGTCGACGCATTGACGACACCCACCCGAAGAACCTGGCGCACCATTGGGGGCAACCGGTAGTACTGGGTGTTCGCGGCAACCGTGACCGTCAGCGGAACCACGACCTGTGCGTCTGACATCATGGAGACCCGCGAGACCACGTCGGTCATCGCGCTCGACATGAAGAACCGCACCAAGTAGTTATCGTCGTACTTCGCGTCCAGATCCGGATCATCCAAGTAGTGGCGAACCTTCTCGCAGTACGTCTTGATGATGGATCCGGTTGAGTGCATGGTTTAGCCCGTAGAAATGATCTTCTCGTTCATGGCCCAGCGTAGCAACTCCCGCATCTGGTCCAGCTCTGGCCCGTCGTCCGGAACATCTTCAAGACTCAGTTTGTCGGCGGCTTCATCCAGCTTCCGTTTCCGAAGCACCTTCTCCATGTCGTCGAGCACGGTCTTTCGGTCCATCAGCGCACTCTGCCGGTCGCTGATCTTCTTGTACCGATTCTTCCGCATCTCGTCGACCATCTCGTGCTCTGGCTTGCAGCGCCACATCAGCCAGTCCATCTCCGGCAGATCTGCCGGATGATCTCCCGGAGGACCCGAGAAGAGGCAGATCTCGGTCGCAGCCGCAATCCCCTGCCCGAACACCTTGGGCTTGATTGACCACTGAGCCAGACCGAACTTGCCGGTCTTCCGATGGCGGTACACAAAGAGGTTTTCCAACCCCGTCTTCCGCCGCAGACTCTCCAGCCATGGGCACGTAGGGATCAATTCAAAGCGTTCCGGAGTCATCTCCGTACCCATCAACAGAGCGATAGTCATCTGCTCGTCAGACATCGTCATGTAACACTCCAAAGAATAGGGGCCACCCCATTTACGAGGTGGCCCCATTGTACCGTTTCCGTCAGTATGAATCAGGCAATGTTGTCTGAGTTCATGTAGACGCGGTCTTCGGTGATGCCCGTGAGCTTCATGCCGTTGACCTGATCAGGAACCAGCTGCATGCGGATACGACCCGGCATCTGGCTTGCTTGGGTCACCAGGTTGGCATTGCTGCCGGCACTGGTGCTGGTGGTGACGTAGACCGGAAGCTGGTTGGTCGAAGTTCCGGTGATCGCGCCCGCGACGAACTCGAACGGAACGTAAGCGTCCGCTTGGGTCATCTTGGACATGCCCGCTGGGCTCGGTGGGACGTACTTCTTCCAGTTCTTGCCGCCGAGCTTGACGCCGTACATCGTGCCCTGCTCAACGAACCGCGAGGTGTAACCCTTGTACGAGTTGCCCTCGAAGCTGAAGGTGAAGCCTTCTTGCTGGCCTTCGCTCGTGATCGACGCGACACGGTTGGTGCGGTCGATTCGGTACTGGCCGATCTTCTGCGACTCGTACGCGCTCCACACACCTTCGGACGCAATGAGCGTGTCGATGGTGTGACCATTCGGCTCGAACGCCGAGTGGACGCGCTGGAGGTAACGCTTCAGGTTGTACTCGGTGAGAACGCCGTTGACGTTGTACTTGAAGCTCTTGAACTCCGGACGCTCTGCAACATCGATGAAGTCGGAGCTATCCGATTCTGCACCGAGAAGCTTGGTGGACGAAGATTCAGCACCGTTCTTGAGCCAGCTGTTGATGCCAGCGATACCGACGAACGTGTTCGAGCCGACATTCGATGCGTTCATCGTCGCGTTCGCGTACACGATGAAGCCCGAATCAAAGTCCGTCTGGGCGGCATACGAGGTGGTCACCGCCGTTGCGTTCACCTGTGCGCCCGCAGAATCCAAGAACTCCTGGTTCGGATCGACATTCGTGACAAGCACGACCTCGTTCGTCAGCGGATCAACGCTCTCAACGATGAGCTGTTCACGAGTACCACGATTCTGGGATGCAAGTGCAGCCGTAGGCGCAGTGCTATCGTTTGCCCGAAGACCCGTCGAGTACACGATATCAACGCGCTGACCACGGGAGAAACGGTGGACCGCGTAGTTGCTTGGGTTGAACTTGATCTGCCAGAAATCCGAGGTCACGGTGCCGGTCCCACTTGTAGTCGTGGCGACCTTGCGAACCTGGGTGTTGGTCAAACCGCAGAGACGATACGAATCGTTCTGCGAGAGGTACCAGTAGTTGCACAGCGTGTGCGCCATGTTGCGGGCGAACGCGGTGAGCTTCGGAGCGATCACTTGATCGATGAGCGCCGGCGTAGCGTCGGCTTGCTTCTCACCGAGGGTGATCATCAGGTTGGTGACGAGCGAACGCATCGGGATCGCGAGGCGATACGCCGTGGAGTTCGGACCCTCAAGCGGGCTTGGGTAAGCTTGGGCGGCCGATTGCAGGTGCATCGACGGGCCAAGCGACGAAGTGCCTGATCCGTAGAGATCCTGCTCACCGAACGAACGGCCAGACTCGATCACGCCGGTGAGGCTGCCCATGAAGAGGCGAGTGATCTTGAGGTCGCGGCCGAGATCGCCAGAGTTGCCGACGCCCTGGCTGGTGACGACGTTGTCGCGCCACACCGGATCGAGACCGGCGAGGAACACGCGCATCGACTTGTTGAGAACTTCCTGAATGCGGTTTGACTGACGGTCGAAGATCGACCCGGTTGTTGCGAAAGGCATGACTTGTTTCCTTCAGATCAGATTGCGGATTCACCTGGAGACGATGCCAATGCCCGCTTGATCGTGTCTGATGCGAAGTTCTTGACCTGGGACTCAATGTCGCTCAGGGATGCACCAGGCTTGTACTCAGGCTCGGGAACTGGCTTAGAGCGCAGAATCTCCTGCGCGTCGAGTCCGGTGACCGTTTCCGAAGACCGACCCAAACGGTCAATGTCTCCGATTACCGACCGAAATGTACCCACTACGGGCTCTACTGCTTTCTCAACCTCTTCGGACATCCATGCGTCCTCAAAGGTTCCTGCGGAAGCCCGGCGGGCTTGCATTCGTTCGATGGCCCTCTGCTCAAGCTGAGACCGCAAGGTCTGCTTCGCTTGCTGGAGGCCCTCGTCACCACGAGTGGACTTCGCGCTTTCCAGAAGTCTCTGGAAATCAGCGTTCTTTTCCAGCACTCGATCCAACTGGGAGTTGAGGTTCTCGCGGAGTTCCCTCACGCGCATCTTGTGAAGTTCAGCTCGCTGTGCCTCAAGTTCCTGTCGGAGAATCTGTTCGTTGCTCATGGTGTCCTCTTGTGAACCCCCACTGGGATCGGTGTCGTCTTCCAGATCGGGTAGATCGATCTCTTCAATCTCGTCTTCATCGTCATCGGGGAACTCCGGCGCATCGTCTTCGGTGTCCGGTTCCGGGGTACCCTGCTGCATACGTGCGCGGACAGCTCCGAGGTACTGATCGATCTGTTGATCCTCGTACCCAAGGTCCGCCAAGATGTTGCGGGTCGCATCTTCACGCTCATCTGCCGAAGCATCAGCGCGGAACAAAGTACCAACGCGCTTCAGGTCACCCTGCAGCGTGTCGTTGATCTCGATTGCTTCCGCCAGATCCTTGCGGCTCTGCACGAGATCCCCGATGGAAACCTCGGTGCCGTCGTCAAGCGTGATCGTTGTTGAAAGGTCGATGTCTGCCATTTACATCCCTTGCATCTGGGGCACCATTCCGGGCTGCGGAGCCGGTGCCCCCTGCTGGAGCCCCTGCAGCTGGGCCATCTGCTGGTCCAGTTTGCCTAGCATAGCCACATCGTCAGGATTGGGAAGGGCATTCGGCAACACAAGTCCCATGAATCCGAGCATCGTCTTGTGGTACTCAATGAATGCATTCTGTACCTCGGCCGACGCAACCGCCATCGTCGGTGAAGCCATGAACGAATTGAGCACTCGGATCTGCATCTCGGGCTTCGACGTCTGCGGCGTCAAAATCAACTGCCCGGGTTCCTTGCCGTCACCGTACAACAGCAAACAGTTGCGGACCACGGACTCGTAGGCCGACTGATGCTCGTCGGTCCACATCGCGAAGTCGAGACCTTCCTTCAGCGCGAACAACATGAAGGTGTCCGGATCAATCTGGAACTGCTGCTGGAGCTGGAGGGCTTCCTGCTTGCGAGCCACCTTGCTCCTCGGATTGATGTCCTTGATCTTGAACGAGAGCTGGCTCAACGACGGCAACGGATTGCGCTCGAAGCTCACAGCCATCGTCTCTGGATCCACCACAACGCCCGCAAGATCCAAGGTCAACTGATCCACGGTGAACGTCTTCGGGCTGAACACAACCTCACGCACCGAGCCCGCAAGCACCGCTCGATAGCAGTCACCCCACGCTTGCTGCACACCAGCAGTCGGCGTGTTCATCGCTCGGTTGACCTGTTCATCCAAGAACTGCAGACCCGTGGCCGAGTCCACCCGGCCCTTCTCCGCAATCAAATCACGGATCGGGTTCAATCGATCGATCTGCTGAACCGCGAACGCGCTCACGCGCCCGGGCACGTCACCCGAGTTGTACGGCGTAATGTTGAACGGTCGGAAGCCTTCGCTGATCGGATCCGGTTCCCATGGGAACACGCGCAGTCCCTGACCGACGTCTCGCAACATCGTGTTCGCGTTGAACGAGCCGTGCGGCAACACCAACACACCGTACTTGTCGATGTCCCGAATGTTGTTGAACAGCGACTTCTGCAACCGTTCTGCCTCCCGACATAGCGGGAACAACAGATCGAAGACGCCGGCTCCGTGGAACGAACCGTTCTCCATGAACCGTGCGAACCCGATCGGGCAGTAAACCTCTTGGCCCTCCAGATCCTCATCGTGGATCACGTACTCACCGCTCGTCACCACGTATCGGGTGACAGTGTCCCGAGGACCCTTCAGCCACAACTCACGGACCCGAACGACCTGCATCGAGTCGGCTTCTGGGTCGTGACCGACGACCTTCTGATCCGAGTAGACTACCTGAGAACCAAGGGTGTACTCGTTGGCGTTCTGCTGCTCGAAAGTCTCGCCCGGCTTGATCGTGTAGAACTCCATCCGTTCCTTGTTGCGAGCAACCTTCGGGCCGAACGTGTCCTTCAGGAAGTCCATCGACACGACGCGCTGCCTCAACAACCCGCGCTGCTTCGTGTAGTCCGCCGTCAAACTCGGGAACGGGAACAACTCCATCGGGTGCACCACCTCCAGATCAGCAGTCATGCCGATCGTCGGGTGATTCACCATGTGACCCGTGATTCCGCAGGAACCCAGAAGCGCGAAGATGTGGTTGAACTGGGGGACCACCCGCTGCAACTGATGATCCGAGACCACCTGATCCAGCATGATCTGGGCGATCGACCGCTGCCGGATTGAGCTCAACGACGACCCTACCCGCATCACGAGCGGCCTGAAGTCCAAGCTACTCAGCCGGCCCGAGATCTTGTCCACGGCACTGAGCAACTCGGACGACTGGAAGTCCAGCCGGTCCTGCTCGTCCAGATAAGAATATCGGACGGTGCCACTCTCGGGGTCGAACACATCAAACTGACGGGCCCCCATCAGGTAGTACAGGGCCACGAGCCACGTCGCCCTGCGGTACGCCAGGCGATTCGTCTCCCGTTCGCAGTGCTCGTCGATGATCCGAGCCAACGCCATCGGATCCTTGGTCAGTTTGATCTTGTCGTTTGCCATTTCGTGCCTGTGCTTTCCGGGCCGCGAACCCGCCGGGGACCATCTGGACTTGGTTCCTTACTTGAGCGTATTGAGTCACCGACTCCTTGGGAGGGAGGTCGGCAGCATACGGGGAACCCCCACTGATTCCTACGGACGGGTGACGTGCACCATTGCCGAAGTAGGAAAGACAGAGAAGCCCCATCCAAGCATCGGAAATTGTGACCTCTTGATCCGCCCCGCGATCCAGTGGGGGTTCTTTCTCTACAGAACCTCCGAAATACCATCGAGCCATGGCCTCAAAAAGACCTTGGGGTACTCGGGATTCAGATCTTGGAGCGCCCGTTCGGTCGTGGATCTGGGGTTCGTGCATCGAGGATCTCATTGATTTGGCTTGCGGACAACTGGTTGATGTCTAGACCTTCGCCGATGTGGACTCCGCTCTCTATGAAGTCGCCGTCGCGAAGACGCTCGAACAAGGTCTTCTGGGCTGCAGCTGGTCCCGCCTTCGAGAGCCGGCCTTTCAGGATGAACTGGGACATGGCGACCGCATCCAAGCAGTCGTCTTTCTCCAGTCCACCGTCTTGGGCTTCGGGGTTGAACGACTCGATCTGGTCGAAGAGGTGACGCCACGGCAACTGGTCACGTCGCCACAGCGGCAACTTGATCTTGCCGTGCTCGAAGCGGAACTGGAGACCGGCGATCTTGTCCTGCTTCTCCGAGATGCCCGGGTTCAGCTTGACGATCTTCGGCAAGTGCTCGACGCCCGCCATGTCGTTGGCGCGGGTCGAAACGATCGAGGAGAGCGCGTTGTAGAGTGAGACGCCCTGACGAACCGATTCCGGATGAACCGTCGGACATTTCCAGCGATCGGCCATCTCGAAGATCCCGCGCACCAGCTCGGACTCTTGGCCCTGACGAGCCCAAAGGTCGAGGACGAACAGGTCGTTTTGAGGGGACACGGCCATCAAGCAGCAGACCTTGAAGTCCGAGTCCTTGCCGGATGTGTGCGAAGTGTCGGCGGTGATGAACGTGCGGACGTAGCTGCGGAGGAAGTCAGGCAACGGCATCCGCTGAAGGCTGAGCTCGTCGCCGCGACGCTCATGCCAGCAGATGTACGTGGTCGTGGAGAGCGGTTGGTCGAGACGGTCGTCGATCTCCTCGAACCACCAGCCGTGCTTCACGTCATCCAAGTCCCCGAAGAACGCGCCTTCTCCGTCGCCGGGGGACGCCAAGTACTCCGAGGCAAAGTTGGCGGACCCGATCGTTTCGCGGATCTCCTCCAGCGACAGAGACTCCTTGAATCGTGGGCGCGTAACTGCTAGTTTCATGCGCTCTTCACGAGTCGTTGGCCACATGTCTGGCCAGCATGACATCATGGAGCCGTTCTCTTCAATAGCCGCAGGGATCACGAGACGGGACCACCGATTGAATCGGGGATCCTTCGCCCGTTGTCCTTCCGGCGTGTCATCCAACTGCATTGCGTGCCACAGATAATGGCGTTTCGACACGAACGTACCGACCCAATCGACTCCTGTATCTGGGCGCGTGACCATCGGGATCACGATCTTGAACAGCAGTTCCGACATGTACGCCCGAAGCACCGACATTGGCGTCGAGCTTTTCGGATCGTACTCAGGGTCGTCAAGACGGTATCGACGTGGACGGCCACCACGCTGCTTCGATGACGCGCTCAAAAGCCGCAGCCACGACCCGTTGTTCAAGATCATGTGCTCGGTGCTGAACGAGCCTTCGCCACGACGGGGCACGATTCGGTTGCCGTCGTACTCCGGCGAGAAGTCGTCGTTGATCCGCTGGTTGTGGATCAGCTGGCGCTTGATGCGCTCGCCGACCTCACGCGCGTTCGGGTGCGTCGACGTTGCATAAACGAATGAATATGCAGGCCGCGTAATCAACCGGAGCAGCATGTCCTTGCAGTTCAGGTACGACTTCGCAGAACCACGAGGCGCAACCGCCGCCGTCAACCTGTACGAAGCCCACTGCCGCAGCAGGACCCAGTGGAAGTCCGGCGTCTCCAGCGGCGTGTCGTCGTAGAACAGCGGATTGAAATCAGCTTCGTCGTCAGGCCACAAGTAATACCGATCGAACCACCACACCGAAGCCACAAGATTGTTGCCTCGGGTCTCTAGGTTCTCTTCGGGAATCAACCACTGACGACAAGCGTTCACTCGCGCCATCCGCTGACCATCTTCGGTCAGATCGTCGTAGTCTGCCGGCAGCGGATAATTTGGGTTGCCATCCTCACGACTTTGGATCTTCTTGATTTCCATCAGTCGTTCAGAGCCCGACGAAGATCTCCGTCAATGAACAACTCGGCAGCAGCCAACTGGCACAACACCATCAGCATCATGGTCGGATCCGATGTGCCCGGGGACACAATCGAAACCCGTGACGCGACCTCTGCCCACTTGTGATTGATGAGACCGTCTGAGCCACACAGCGTCTTCCGAAGTCGAGCTCCGAAGTCCGATGGGTTTCCAACCAAGCGATCTATCTCGATGACACCGAGGTCCTCGAACGTCATCGCGCCCCCACGCGCGAAGTCCTCATTACGAAGCCGAGGGGTCACTCGGTCGAGTTTCTCCAGTACTTGTGGCCGGTGGGAGGACACGGGAGGAGATGAAGGACTTGCCAGGGATTGGAAGCCCGCGAACTTGGGAGAGGAGGCGGGATTCTGAGCGGGTGCGTTCGACGAGGGTTCCGTCTTCTTCATGGGAGACCATTCTAACAGATCCAGTCGAGATCATGCCATTCACTTCTGCAACTTCTCGTACACGCCTATTCAACCTTTGCAGAGCGGCAAGCCTCGTGTTGTCTTCCAGCGAATTACGGGCGATATCGATGTACATCGACACCTCCTCCTCCACATCAAAGCCGGACCGCTGAATGGCTGCAGCCACCCCGTCAATCGAGAACATCGAGCGGATCACACTCTCGCCGTCCTCGATGGTCTCTTTCG